AGTAATTTCATATGTTTCAGTAATTGTCATTTTATGTGCCTACAATATTATTTTTGATTTCTTTTAAAATTGAATCTCTCATTCTGCTTTCTTTGAACCTTTTATATCGTGCGGCCAAAGGTACCCAAGATTCCCAATCTGATGATCTGGAACATACGTTACCTGAAGAGAATAACCTATCATTCATTTCGAATCGAACTAAATTTATTTTTTTGTTGGTACTAAACGAAAAATACAATAAAGGTTCATCTTGATCGATTACCATATTTTTAACATTTTCATTCAATTGAAATTCTATTGAAATTGGCCTAAACCATTTTGATATTGAAAATTTTGCAGGAACTATAGTTCCATATTTCATATGGTTAGGAGAATTAAAAAATGGAGATGTTAGTGTAATATCTAAATCTTCTTCAGAAAAGAAAACCCAACTCAACTCATATGTAACTAATTCTCGATTTTGTATTGATGGCGAATGTCGAACTCTAGCATTAATAAAATTTTTCAAATTTGTTGTAACATTTCTTTCGCTATCAATTTGAAAATCGCATTTCATTGGATTCTTAATAACAAATACATTAGATGTAAAGTCTTTAAATGCTGGACAATAGAAAAAATTGCCACTAGGTTCAGAATCAGTTTTTTGTGGTCTCAATTCATCATATAGATTCTTTGGGTCAGGATACAGTATGTTCCAATTGTAATCGTCTGCTTTAAACTGATTTCGATTGTGAAATACGGGAGCCCAATAAATATTTACTGCCGAATTATTACTCATTTTCGGCTACCAACTCTTCTTCGTCAGCAACGCCCTCAACTGCATCTTGTCCATACATAAATTCTTTTTTACATGCTTCGTCAATCAAGTCTAGAATTTCTTTAGTGAAATACTTTTCTGGTTCAGCATTGATGTTCTTACCAAAAACCTTTACGCCATTTGACAATACGTATTGAGTAGAGACTTTCTTAATGATGCCATACTTCTCTGCAATATCAAGCAATCCGTAATAACGATCTAAGCCTTTACTGTATGTAATTTTAATTTCAACAAATTTATTTTCTTTTGTTAAACGGCTCTTGTGTAATTTTGCTTTAACAATGTTACCAATAACTTCAGTACCATCTTTGTCTTTCTTCTTGGACAGATATACGATTGTAGATGCTGTGTACTTCAAGCCAGAACCACCAGACATTTCTTTCATTGGAATGTATGCGCCAACAACATCATAAACGTGGTTTGTTACAAGCAAAGGTACACCGATCTTAGCAAGTTTTAAATTCAACACACGAAATGCCGCTTTGAGTATTTGACTTTTAGTCATGTCTCTTGTCTCTTTGCCTTCAGCAGTATCTTCCATTTCTTTTGTAGAAGATAGCTGACCAAGAGAATCAAGAACCATCATCATTGGCTTACGTGCTGACTCTTTTTGTGCAGAATACTTTTCAATGATTTGTAATGCAGTATGACGAAACTTCTGAATTGTATCTGGCTCAGAGATAACAACTCGTTTAGTGTCTACACCACGACTGTCCATCATAGACTTTGTAACTGCGGCTTCAGTGTCAAAGTAGATAACCCCGCCATCAGGATTTGCATCAAGAAACTGCTTGACAACACCAAGCACAAAGAAAGTCTTGCCAGTTGAAGATTCGCCAGCAAATGCTGTCACTTTGTTGTTTGGCACACCACCATAAATGCTACCACTAAGTAGCGCATTTAGTGCATAAGAGCCAGTGTCAATGCTACCACTAAACTCTGCTGACGCTCCACCGTCAGATAAAATCTTTGTGTCTTCATCTTTCAACTGATCCACTAAGTCTGTAAAAAAATTGCTCATTGTGTTTTTCCTTCATAATATTTGTTTAATAACTTTGGCGAGTGCTGTTCATACTCAACAACATCAGGTTCGCTTTTCTTCAGCACCTCTAACTCATAGGTACGCTTACGGAGTTCCGATGTGCTATAACTATGATTTCTTATATGATAGTATAACTCAATTCCGTTCTCAATGCAATATTGTTTGCCAGTAAAGTCTTTGTTTTTGTATTCTTCACCAAGAAATCTTATGTGCATTGTTTGCGTCATAATCAAATTGGCTAAGTCTTCTTCAGTATGGTAAACAAGAATCTCATCCACGTACTTACATGCTTGCAATTGAACATAACGTTCATATACCGATTGCACAGGTTTGTTTTTTGTGCTAGGTCTATCTACAGTAGGATCGACCTGTAGCGCAACAATTAAATAGTCACATAACTTTTTTTCCATCTTTAGCATCGTCACATGACCAGCATGAAACATATCAAATGATGAACAATTAAAACCAATTTTCATAAATTATCTTTCTGCAAATTTCGCAAATTTTGATCTACCATCTCTGGTGTATTTGCGTTTAAACTCTTCTAATTCCTCTTTTGTCATGGGTATGGGTTCCATGAGTGTCGCATTCAAATTCTCTTCGCCAATAGGTTGTTGTGCTTTTTGTCTTCTCTTTTGCTTTGGTGCCACTGCAACAGGAGGAATATCAACTTGATAATCACCCATCTTCTCTTCTTTTTCTTTTGCTATTTGTCTTAGTGAAAAGTTACCAGCAATGACAAGTAGAACAGCCATTGGGTCAAACACAAGAACTAAAAGAATAATAACGAATCGTACAGACTTATCTAGTAAACTAGAATCAATGCTATCGCCATAGATTAGCGCCGCAATATATTTGATCGGACCAACTTCTGCTTCCACTTTACGAATTTCGGTGGCGATAGGAGCCCGCTCTTCATTAAGAGTCGAAATCCGCTTGTTATATGTTTCGATTTCTTTAAGTATACGATTACGTTCTGTCTGTTGGGCTTTGCGTAGACTTGCCGCTTTTTCTGCACCCTTTTCGTTTGTTGAGCGAACCATAACTTGGTCCACAGATTCATCCATCTGTTTGAGCGTTTTGCGATTAACATCAATATTATCCCTCTCAACTTTAATCTTCTCATCAATCATTGCAATTTTTGCAGAAACATCTCCACTGATAAGCGTTTGGTCGTTGTGTGCTTTAGAGAGATATCCAAAAATTCCCAATGATGTAATGAACATCAAGATAATAACTGATACTGTAAAATAGTACTTCAGAAATCTTGGTGCGACAGACCAATTCTTATATGCCCATGATGCGGCAATGAGTTTAGAAAACTCAAGCGCACCACCCATGATTGCAATTGGAATTGGGCTAGCCGCAAAGATAGCCATGAGTCCTATGACAGAATAGTATGCGGCAATGGCAGACAATGATATAGCACATAATAAAGTAATCAACGCAAAAAGCATTTTATCCCCTAGTCAACGCAAGTATTTTATCAATTTGATCTTGAATTTTTTCTGTACGATTTGGCCAGTAAATGTATTCTTTTTCTGGATTCTTCATCAGATTTACAAGCAACGGAATAACTAACTGCTCTAATGATTTCAAATTAGTTTTGACTTCTGCTTCCATCTTATCACGTTCGGCATCAAGGCCTAGTTTTCCATTGTTGTACAATTCTAAAATTGAATCTAATTTATCTTCGACTCTGTTTAAAGATTCCGAAGATTGTGCAATTGATTCTCGCACGATTACAGTTTCTTGTAATGTGTTTGGATCAACAACTCGATTAACTTCTGATTCGTCTATTGCACTAAATCCGAAGTCATCTTCTTTTCTAAATGCTAAGTACTCTGCTGGTATTTGTCTCATGTGAAAAAACTTTCTAGTGATGAACCACGCTCTGGCTTCCAACCGATTGTGTTTACAATTGTTCTGAGTGGATCAAGATATGCTTTCTCAAATTGCAAATCATAATCAATGAATTTGTTGAGATTAAATTCTTTAGGCAAAACAGTCAATATAGAAAATACATTTTCTTGAACGGGATTTGGAACTTTCATATAACAGAATTTAGTTTTATCACCATCTTGGATCAATTGGTATTTCTTTGTCAGCTTATGTTTCTTAAGCAATGCGTTGAATACAATTGCGCCACGCACATGGATTGGTGTGCCTTTAGAATAAAGTTCCGAACTGCTACTGTATTTAGTTAACTCACTAACACCTCTAGGAAATGCAATGTCTTCAAACGGCAGTGTTTTGAATTCTTGTTTGAAATCACCAACAAACTCTTGAAACTTCTGCTCATCACCATTCATTACAATCTTCAACGATTCTTTAATTTTATCACGACATGACATTGGTGTAGAAGACTTGACAGCTTCGATACCCATCATCTTTAGCTTTGGTTCTGCAAAGCGAACACCCTCTGAATCGTACACGTTTAGAATGTAGCGTTTCTTTGCAGTCCAGATGCCTTTGTTTGCAATGACTTCACGTTTCATTTGCATCTTCTGGTCGAATGCATTCATGTAGTCTGCAAGTTCTTGATAAGACTTGTCGATGAATGGTTCGAACTTTTCGATACATGCTTTGTTAACAAAATCTACAATCGTTTCGACCTTCGTGTCTGCTTTTGAACCGTACACCATTTTCACAAGCGGACCAAGATTAACATACACCGAGTCTGTGTCGGATGCGATAACATAATCAACGTCAGTGCTTTTTAAGAGTTTGTTGAGATAGCCATTTAATTTAATTTCAATCCAACGAATTGCAAGTTGACCAGACAGTGTGATTGCTTCTGCTTGTCTAGTGTCAAAGAATCTGAAGTATTGATTGCCAAGCGCACCATACGCCGAGTTCAATTGCACTTTCTTTGCAAGTTGCAAGTTCTTGTACTTTGAAATCTGATTTGTTATTTCACGTTTACGTTCTTTGTCTGTTTCTTTTTCGTATGCTTTCTGTGCCTCGATCATTTTCTTTTTGTACAATGATCTGTCATCATACATGCGTTGCATCATAGCAGGTTAGAAACCTTGCTTGTCACGCTTAAAGTAGTGACCATTGGCTGCCATGCAGTATTCGTCCTGTGCTTGATATTCACCGTCAAGCAAGTTGTCGATTGTAATACTTGTGTGGCGACCATTCACGATTGTTTCTGGTGAAACATTGTACTGCATAATCAAGTGAGGATACAATGAGTTCAAGTCAAACGACACAACCCATTCATGCATGCCGACAAGTGGGTCTTTCACATAAGCACCAGCAAACTGTGTATCTTTTGATGTATGAACATTCTGTGGCACAACAATATTCTGTTCAATCAAATCATTGTGAATTAAAGTATCCCACATACGCACCTGTGTGAACACATCGTTGTAATTAACTTTAGCATCGTATGCCAGCGCCAGCGCCATGTCAATCAATTGCATCTTTGCATCAATACGATCCACAAGTTCAACGTCATGGATGTTGTATTCAATAAACTTTTGAAAGTTTGTTTTGTACAACTGGTGCAGACTTTCAACTTCGGAGTAGTCTAGTTTCTTTTCGCCAAGTTCAAGATACGCAATGTGATTCAGACTAAAACTTTCTTGCTGTGAATAAGTAAACTTCTTATATAACTCAAGATAGTCAAGTGTGGCAATACCAGACAATTCATAAATCGTTTCTTTTTTGAAACTTAGAACAGTCGTTCCTCCAGGATTTTTACCCAACATTCTTTCGCTAATCATTTTCCAAGGAGACAGGCGCCTTACTGTTTCTTCGCCAAGAAGTCGTTTGATTCGATTGTGTAGATATGGAATATCAAAAAACTTAATATTCCAACCAGTCACAATGTCTGGAGATGTTTGTTCCCACATTTCGAGAAAACGCATGATGAGATTATTTTCATCACGACACTTCGTATATGTCACATCATCACGTTCAGTAACAAAGTCACCACAGCCAAACACATAGAAGTGTCCAGAGATTTTAAATGAGATTGCAGTAATCGGTTCACTTGCGGACTCTGGTTCTGGAAAGCCATTCTCAGATCCAACCTCAATGTCGATGTTCGCAACTTTAATTTGTGATGGATCGTAATCTAGTTTGCCTGGATACGTTTCGTTAATGTACACATACGGGAAGTTTGTTGAGCCATAGATTTTGAAGTTGTCAACATCTTCATACCGTTTCATAAACTCGGTAGCATCACGCATTGTGCCTTGCGATACAGGCGCAACGAATTGTCCATCAAGTGTTCGGTACTCTGATTGTTGATTGTTTGCAGGCACATACAATACGGGATTGTATTCAACTTTATCGTTGAATCTTTTGCCGTTGCTGTAGCCACGAACAAGAATATTGTTACCGAGTTTAGAAAAGTGTGTGTAGAATTTCATTAAGTTATAATTTTAGATTGTGACGGAACAACGATGCCCGAACCATAAATCTCATTATACTTGTTTTTTATCTCCTGTGCAACTGTTACGTCATATAATACATGGGTAACTTTCAATTGCACGACTTTTTGTTCGGAGAAAATTAAGAGTGGTTGCATCTGTAGCGATGCTTTACCTTGAGCATTCATAGCGATACCGAGAACACAAGGATTCTCAACCCGATATGTGTCAGGAGTTTCTTCTACAATGTCACCGACAATTTCTTCACCAGACAATAGTTTTAAAATTCTTAAGTTTGCCATTTTATACCTTCATAATTAAAATGGGGACATTGCGTCCCCATTGGTGTTATTTAAAACGCTCTGCTTTATGCTTTTTTATTTCTTGAATAGATTCAAGTAATGCCATAAAGAATTGTTTCACTGATTTCATAACGTGTCATCCTCAGTTAAGAATTGCTTAGATGATTTTTTAGTTTTAGATTCAGCATCCTTAACTTCAATCTTCTTAGGCTTCTTGTGTTCTGGAATGATTCGCTCCAAAGCAATCTTCAACATACCATTAATCAAAGCGGCATCTTGAATTTCGATTTGGTCATCTAATGCAAATGTGCGAGTGAATGCACGATTAGCAATACCCTTGAACAAGAAATTGTCTCCATCATCTTTTGTATTGCCAGCAACAATTAATTTGTTGTCTTCTAAAGTGATATCGATTTCTTGTTTACCAAAACCAGCAACAGCAATTTCAATGACGTAAGTATTGTCACCAGTCTTGCGAATGTTGTAAGGTGGGTAGTTAGGAATGTTTTTAGTCACATCATCATGTATTTTTGCTAGTCGATTGAATTGCTCATCGAAGCCAACAAAGAATTTATCAAAGTCTTTGAGTCCTGCACCGCCAAAGATAGCGGGAATTGGTGTGTGTCCCATATTATATCTCCTCTTACTTATTCTTTGAAAACGCTTTTTTAGCGTCAAAAGTATATGCAGACATGCCAAGAGTTGTAAAAAACTTATTGACTTCTACTGCAACAGCTTTTGCGTAAAGTGTTTGCGCTTCAATGAATGTGTTA